TCAAATCCAGCCGCCAGCCCACACCACGCGCCCAATTATCTCCAGATCGTTCAACTGCTCCCTGGGGACGACCATGTCGCGGTAGGCCTTGTTCTCACTGATGATGTGAATAGACCCGTCAAACTGCCGCTGGAGCCTCTTCGCATAGAGATGGTCATCCAGCCGGATGACATAGACAGCCTCTCCCTCAAGCGTACTGCGGCTGTGGTCAATCATCACAGTATCGCCATCGCTTAGCAGGCCTTCCATCGAATCCCCGTCCACTCGGATCGCGGACAGTCGCGCTGCGTCCAGGCCTTGCTTGCGAAGCGAGTACGCCGTGAACGCAAGCTGGGTTAGGACAGTGGCCCCTTCGCTCCAGGCGCCGTGCCCCGCACTACAATGCGCATCGTACAGCGGCACGTAGGCGTACTTGTCGTCCGCAATAGATTGGGACGCGGCTCCTTTCAACTTCTCTCCCTCACCAGAAGCCAGCCAGCCAATGTCGACGCCGACCGCCTTAGCGATGTCTACACACCGTGCCACCTTGGGCTCACTCTGCCCGGTGAGGTAATACTCAAGAGTGCGTCGGGGGATAGCGGTAAGTCGCGCCAGCTCATCGCCACTTCCCGCTATCTCGGCGCATTGCCGAATACGCTCCGCAAGCCCTTCACTCATTTCGCTTTCTCCCTTGAGCTATCCGAAACGGCATCCCTGCACAAAGCGAAATTTCGCTTTCTCGATAAAGCCTTATAGATCAAAGAGATAGACAAAATTAACCACCATCTAGCCAAAGATGGAAAACGAAAAGCCATTTTTCGCTTTACCACGTAGTTATATTTGGCTATGTTTATGCCCTAGGTAACGTTAGACATCCCAAAAAAACACCCTTGCCGGTGTTTATGAATGGACGCTAGGCATGAACAAAACCGAAATCCCGCTTGACCCAGCCCAGCGATGGGAATGGATCAAATACCAACTTCGTACCAGAGGTACGTCACTCGCCACATTGGCGCGTGAGCTTGACGTTACAGACGCTGCCGTCAAAAACGCCAAGCGCACCGCATATCCGCGGATGGAGCGAGCCATTGCACGTGCGCTCGGCCTCAAGCCAATCGACCTGTGGCCTGAACGATGGAACGCAAACGGCACTCCTCACCGTATTCGGGTACAGCGTGCAGAACACAACGCAACTTCTAGCCAAGAGCATAACCCAGCTTATGCCCTTCGACACCGTAAAACCGGCACGGAGGGATAAACATGCGCCGTGTAAAGGACGATCGTACGTTAGACATCTTCTCTGTACCCCAGCCAGTTCTGGCTATCCCAGGGAATGGCAACAATGCCGCACAGGTCAGTGAACTGATCAGCGAGATTCTGAAAGGTTCAGATCTGGACCGGTATGAAATTGGTGCACGCATGTCTCGCCTGTCCGGCGATGACGTCAGCAAGCACATGCTTGACGCGTGGTCGAGCCCAGCCCGAACAGACCATAACCTGCCGTTCTATAGGGCCCCCCTGCTTGAAGAGGTATGTAGCAGTCACGTTTTAACGGACTGGCTCGTTGAGCAGCGCGGTGGCCGCGTGGCTTACGGTCGTGATGCTCTCAATGCTGAGCTGGGCCGCCTAGCGCGTGTCGCCGCTGACGCGACCAGACAAGCACGCGAGCTTAAAAAAATGCTGGGTGACGGCCATGCATAATTGGTACTCCGCCCGCGAGCTGGCTGGGCTGCCTGGGATGCCTGGAACAGAGCGGGCAATTCAGATACGTGCTAAACGCGAACGATGGGAAGGCCAGGGCCGTCTTGGCAGTAAGGCTGTCGAGTATCGCTTTGCAGCACTGCCGCCAGAAACTCAGGCCGCATTAATTGCCGCCTCCGTGTCCGAGGTTGAACCTGAATGCACGCCGCTTACAGATTCAATATCTGTTCAGCGTGACGCCGTTTTTGCGTCACGCTTGAGCGAAGATCAACGCTCTGTGATGACCGCTCGCCTGGCCTTCGTGCGTGAAATCGAACGCATGAGCCAGACCATCAGCCAGCAACGCGCCATTGATACCTTGGTTTCCCTGGCAAAAGCAGAACAGCTCACCCCCTATTTAAATGGATTGGTGCAGCGCGCCAACGACCGCAAGACCGGCGACCGCTCTTTAAGCGAGCGTACGCTCAAGCGCTGGCTGGCCGACTACCGCAAAGAGGGTGAAACCGGCCTCGCACCTGCTCGCCGTCAAAAGGACATGAGTTTGCCTGCATGGGCAGCGTCATTCCTTGCCTGTTACCAGCGCCCAACCAAGCCAAGCGTCGAATCGGCCTATGCCGAGTTTGCCCTCAAGAACCCGGCTGAACGGCCCAGCATCCATGTCGTGCGCCGCTTCCTTAATAAGCTCAGTGCCGAAGCCCGCGAGCGTGGCCGTCGTACACCGCAGGAACTCAAAGCCCTGCAACCGTTCAAGCGCCGCTCCACTAAAAGCATGTACCCCTGCGACGTATTCACCGCCGACGGTCACAAGTTTGACGCGGAGGTGCTGAACCCACGTACCGGCAAGCCATACCGTCCGGAAGCAACCACCGTTCTTGATGTCGCAACACGGAAGGCTATTGGCATTTCGATTGGTGAGGCAGAGTCCACCATCGGTGTGATGGACGCGCTACGTGACGCCATGCAGCACGGCATGTTCGCAATGTTCTACGTCGACAACGGCTCAGGCTTTGCCAACGACACCGTCCGCGAAGTAGTTGACCGGCTTGGCGGCACCATGACCCATGCGCTGCCTTACAACAGCCAGGCACGAGGTCTTATCGAGCGTTCCCACCAGACTATTTGGGTTAATGCCGCCAAGAAGCTGACCAGCTATATCGGCGCCGACATGGACAAACATGCAGGCACGAAAGTGCATCGAATTGGTCGCAAAGAGCTGCGCGAAACCGGCCGTACCCGCTTGATTCCGACCTTCGCCGAGTTCATGGCCGGTGTCGAATACGAGATTGAAACCTACAACAACAGCCCGCACAGGGGGCTCGCCAAATTCCGCGACCCGCTGACCGGCAAGCTGCGCCACATGAGCCCGAACGAGGCGTGGGAAGCCGCACGCGCCGAAGGTTGGGAGCCAATTATCGCTCCAGCCGAGCTGCTCAATGACCTGTCGCGCCCGCAAGTCGTCCGGCCGACACGTCGTGGCGAAGTCACCTGGGCAGGCGAAACCTACTTCCTTGATGCATTGCGCAGCTTTCATGGCGATGACATCCGACTGGCTTACGACGTCCGTGACGCTTCCCGTGTGTGGGTTCGTACCCTGGAAGGTGAACTGATCGGTGAGGCTTTGGTGGATGGCAATGCCAGCGATTACATGCCGAAGGCGATGATCGAAAAGGCTTACGACAAGCGCGAAAGCGGCCAGATGAAGCGTGCCGTAGACAAGCTTGAAACCTTGACCGGGAAACGTGTGGAAATGATCGCGCCGTCCACCGCGCCATCCGCGCAGCTCAGTCTTGAGCAAATGGCCGAAGCTCGCCAGTTCGCCGAACTGTCAGCGCCGAAACCTAAAGCTTTCGACTTACCCACCGATCCAACCGCCCGCTATCGACTCTGGAACCAGCTCGACGCCCGCCTCACCAGCGGCGAGTCGCTGTCACCAGAAGAAACCCAATGGCATTCCCGCTACCCGCAGCACCCGGACTTCACCTCGATACAGCAAATGTTCGCGTTCGCCGAGCAGGCCCGCGCTTAACCCAAGACCTTTAGGAGTCGAATTATGAGTGTTCCCAAGATTGTCCCCCTGACCAACGTCGGCCTCTTGTCTGCCGCTATCGCACGAACTAACAGCCGTCCACAGGGGTTGCCTGGCGTGGTGGTGATGTACGGAGCAAGTGGACTGGGTAAAAGCGTCGGTGCTGCCTTCGCCGCAAACCAGCACCGCGCCTACTACGTGGAGTGTCGCGATACCTGGAGCAAAAAAGCTTTCCTCCACGCCATCCTCCGCGAGATGAGCATTCAACCAGCTTCGACCATGTCGGTGATGGTCGACCAAGTCGCCGAGCAGTTGTCCAAGAGCGGTCGCCCGCTGTTGATCGACGACGTGCAATACCTACTCGAAAAGGCCGTAGCCAACGTCCTGACCGATATTTACAACGCGAGCGAAGGGACCATCGTTCTGATCGGCGAAGAACGTGTGCCCAGTAGCCTGGCAAAGCTTGAGCGCCTGCATAACCGAGTGCTTGAGTGGGTGCCTGCGCAACGCGCCACGCTCGACGATCTGCGGGCATTGGCCGAATCCAGCTACCCCGAATTGCACTTCGCCGATGACTTGCTGGAGGACTTGCGCAAGAAGGTGGATGGCTGCCTGCGTCGTGTAGCGGTCAACCTGTACAAGGTTTACAGCGAAGCCCGCGCCCGCTGCCTTGACAGTATCGACCTTGCTGGATGGGGCTCTGATAGCTGGTTCACCGGCGAAGCCCCGTCGCGGAGGGCTTGAGGAATGCCAAGAATCCGAGCCGATTTGGTGATGGTGGGCGGCAAGTCCCCACGCCAATACATTTGGGAAGCTATCCGCGCTGTCAACGCCGGGCCTAAAGCACTGACAACTTACACTGTTGCACGCAAATCGAACCAGGACGATCAAGCCGTACGCGCCTATTTCCGAGATATGGAAAAGGCTGGGATTGTTAGCAAAGTCCGCAACATCGACCGCCGCGATTCCGAATGGACGTTACTCAAGGACGAGGGTGTCGAAGCCCCACGGGTTAACCATCACGGTAAGCGTACGACCCATGCAGGTGGTGTGGAAAACATCTGGCGAGCATTGCGCATCCTCGGTGAGTTCACCGCCGCCGAGGCCGCAGCCACCGCCAGCGTTAACGGTGTGTCCATAAGTGAGTTCGGCGCTCAGGTTTACTTGTCGGGCCTGGCGAAGGCTGGCTACGTGACCCGCAGAGGCGGAACAGCAGGCTTTAAAACCCGCTTTCGCCTGGTGCCGTCGCGTTATACCGGGCCTAAACACCCCATCTACCAGCGTGACTTCGACCAGGTCTACGACCCGAACTTGGATCAGGTGGTGTGGCGCAAGGCTGACCAGGAGGTGACCCAATGAACCAGGTCAACCTATCCGCCTGGGGCAATGAGGTGCCGTTGTTCGTGCGCCTGCTTGCTGCCGAAGTTGCTGCCAGCAATAAAACCAAGGCCAGCCAGCGCATTGGCATGAGCCGCACAGCAGTCAGCCTGATCTTATCCAACCGCTATGCATCGCCTAGTACGGCCGGTGTCGAGCGGCGGGTGATGGAAACCCTCGGCCGTATTGAGTGTGTCGCCCTGGACGAGACCGTCACTAGCGATCAGTGCCAAAGCTACCGCGAAAAACCAGCACCTACCCATAACCCGCAGGCGATGCAGCACTGGCGCGCCTGCCAACACTGCCCAATCAACCCCGACTGCTGCAATCAGGAGAACGCCCATGCTCGCCTCCACTAATCGCACCCCGTTGAAAGTCCTCACCCCGACCCTGGCCGACCGTCTGCGGGTGTTCAACGCCGCTGCGCGCAAGTTGCAGGCGCATGGCATCCGCATATTGGGGTTTTGCCCGGCCCACAACCTTTTAGTCATCGGTCCAGAAGACGGCAACCGCCTTCTCGGCCAAGCCGACCGCGAAGGCTACATGCGCCACGTTTCGGCAGGTAGCACCCGTTACAACGTGCAGTTCCAGGGCGTAACCCTGGAATGGCGCGAACCCATCAGCGCTACCCGTCCTGCCGACTGGTCGCGTCCGACTCTCCACTGAGGAACCTTGCAATGACCCTACAACAACAGACCACCCACGAAGGCTACCGGATGGACGCACAAAAACGCCTGATCCACGAGAGCATGATCAAGCCTATCGACTTGGAGCGTGACGCCCTGGTACTTGCCCTTGTTGAGCGAGCCAGAGCCGCTAGCACCGTACTGGCGCAATTCAAAGCGGCAGCATTTGGCGACATCGAAGCATTCGTAGAACTCAGCGCCGAGCAATACGGCGCTCAGATCGGCGGCAAGAAAGGCAATGTCAGCCTGATTAGCTTTGATGGTCGTTTCAAGATCATGCGTGCTGTCCAGGAAAGCATCGCTTTCGACGAACGCCTCCAGGCTGCGCGGGCATTGATTGATGAGTGCCTGCGCGACTGGACCACCGGGGCACGCCCCGAAGTGGTCACGTTGGTCAATGACGCCTTTCGGACTGACCAAAAAGGCGACATCCGTACGGCCCGTGTCTTGGCATTGCGCCGGATGGAAATTACCGATGAACGCTGGCAGCGCGCCATGCAAGCCATTGGTGATGCCTGCCAGGTAGTTGGCTCCAAGTCCTACATCCGCGTCTACCAACGTGTCGGGGATACCGACCAATACGAGCCCATCAGCCTTGATATTGCGGGGGTGTAATTGTGGAGCGCTATCACGATACCCGCCGCGATCCCCTGCCGATGCATTCACCGCAACACGACATCGAGCGCGCCAACCTCGACCGATTGACCGCGGAATTTCTCAAGCGCGGCGGCGCAGTCCAGCAAGTCGGTCACCAGATGAGCAACGCCCCGGCGACGTTCACCATTAACCTGGAGCGGTCGCCGGTTTATGCCCATCTGTTTGCGCCCGTGGCCCCGATGGAAGCTCCCGAGGCAAACGTCTGTTCATCGGATGTCGGCAAGCACGCGGCATTGATCATAGCGGACGCCGCCATGGGCAACGCCCCCAAATGGATCGCTCGTAAACACCACATGACTGAAAAGTACGTTCGCCAGGTCGCCCGTGACTACCACATCACCTTCCACAAGCAACGCTAGGAGCCCACATGGCCAAGATCACTCTCACCCTTGAAGACCGCCGCGAAGACAACGGCAGGCCGTCTGTAGCTATTGATATGACGGGTGTCCCGACCAACCCGCTGGGCGCCCCCAAACAGTCGGAGGCTGTACGCATCTTCAACAAGGTGTTCGACCTGGTCGCCAGCGAAAAGATGTTGGGCACTGTCCCTGCGTGCCGTTGGCAACCCACCACTACAACCCTTCACTGAGCGAAACCACCCCGGCCTACCGGGGCGGTCTGCCAGGCGTGGTTGCCTGGTACTGATGAGCAGCCGAGGAAAACATGGATCACAGCAAAGCCTTAGACAAGATCAAGAAACTGCTGCGCCTGGCAGCAAGCGACAACCCCCACGAAGCCGCCGCAGCCATGCGCCAGGCCCGCGCCCTGATGGAAAAGTACCGCCTGGAGGAATCGGATATCCAGCTATCTGAGGTATTCGAATGCGCTGCTCGCAGTGGTTCGAAAATGACGCCGCCTCAATGGGAAGCCAACCTGGTTGGTGCTGTCACTCAAGCCTACGCCTGCAAAGTTTTGTTCATGGCAGGCATTGGCGAATGGCGCTTCATCGGCGAACTGGCAGAGCTGGCGAGCTACACCATGGCGTTACTGCTCCGCCAGGTCCGCCAGTCCCGCCGTGACTTCATCAGTACCCAGTTGAAGCGCTGCAAACCAGCGACCAAGACCAAGCGCGCCGACGTGTTCTGTAGCGCTTGGGTGTCGGCGGTGCGCCGACAGGTCATGGCGTTTGCTGGCAACGATGAACCATCACCGGCAACAGCGGCGTACATGCTCAAGCACCACTCCGAAACTGAAAAGCTTGATTGCCGTGACCGCAACGCCAACAAGGGCAATGGTATGCGCGCCATGACTGACGCTTTGCACGGCGTTCTTGCGGCTGGCGATGTGCGTCTGAACCACGGCGTCAACGGTCAGGAACAACTCGCCCTGCATTAAGCGAAACCGCCCCGGCCTGCTGGGGCGGTCTGCCGGACGTGGTTGTCCGGTACTGATGAGCAGCCACCCATGACAGACGAAACACCTAAACAGCGCAAAACCCGCCTGGCACGCGAGCGCAAACGCGCCCAGCGCAAGCGCGAAAGAGATAAGCGCCTAGCCATGGGGGCCAGCAAGCTCAGGATGGAAATCTACAGTGGCACCCACAACGAACTGGAACAGATCCGTACCGCCGGTAAATTCGACGAAACCGACCATGCACTCACGATGACCATTCATGGTGTCGCTGCATTGTCCCGAACCGACCCGGCTGCGTTCCAGGTATTGATCAAAGGAGGGAGACAATGAGCACACGAAATCTGCAATTGAGCAAAATCCATATCGCCAAGAAAGACCTCGGTCTCGATGACGAAACCTACCGCGCCTTGCTGGTTCGCGTGGCAGGTGTGCGTTCGGCCAAAGACCTGACGCCACGACAGACCGGCGCCGTACTGGCCGAATTCGCCCGGCTGGGTTGGGAGCCTACACAGGTTAAAAAGCAGAGCCGAAAAGCACCGAAAGCGGCGCCAGACCGGGCAAAGCTGGTGGGCAAGATAGAGGCGTTTCTCGCCGAGGCCAAACGCTCCTGGGCGTATGCCGATGGCATGGCCTTACGCATGTTCAAGGTTGAGCGGGTGGAATGGCTCGACCCTGGGCAACTGCAAAAAATGGTTGCGGCATTGACTTACGATGCCCGCCGACATGGGAGACCGGAGCGATGAACGAAGAACTGTTCCCGGATGACATCGATCAACTGGACGCCAAGAAGGTGTTGGCAAACATGCAAGACCCTACGGTTATATCCCGCTGGGAGGGCTCATTACGAGAAATGGTAGAAATCGCCGAGGCCAAGCTCCTGGTCGAAATCAAGCCGGGTGTGGAAGCCGCCGAACTGGCCCGGCATGTTGTCTTTGCGATTTGTTCTGTGATGGGTGGTCGAGTGGTGTACTTGCCACGCGGGGATGCACTCAAACGAGCGCTACGCGATGCCATGATTTATCGGGACTGGAAGGATAACGTCATTAAGATCCCGGACCTGGTCAGCAAGTACGACCTTGCGAACCAGACCATTTATGACATCATTCGCCGACAACGGGCGCTGCATCGCAAGAGCGAGCCTGATCTTTTTGGGTTTGACGAAGGGACTTTGCACTGATGAAAAGGAACGTAGTGGCATTAGCCGTCCTGCTGGCACTTGGTTCAAATGCGTTCGCACAGACGTATACCACTTCCTCTATCGCTACCATCTTTGCGGAAAAGGACCAGGAGCGCGGAGTAACAGCAACCGTAGAAAGAAAAGAGCAGTTGCTTGAAATGACTCAGCGCGCAGCTCAGCAATGCCACAACAACCTTGCCAAAGGTCAGGAAGCAGAAAACATCGGTAACATGATTATCGTGACTCGCCAAAAGCTGGACGCTGCACAGATCCCGATCACCCATTATGAGTTACTTGACGTTGTTTATAGTGCGCTTGGAGATGGTAAGTCTGACTGGAATTGCGGGAGTGTGCTTGCAATGTATATGACGTTGAGAGTTCCAACCAAAAGCGAGAGTGGACTTACCCATATCGGTGCGTACAAGACCATTCAGTCCGGTCGTGACAACGGCTTATTGGGCCCGACTTAAACCCTGTTCAGCGAACATCTAGCCCCGCCACCGAGCGGGGCTTTTTCTTAAACCCCGCTGATACTCAACCACTCCCCCCTATACGCGAAGCTGGCACCGTTCCCCTAACGGCAGGTTCGCATCATGCATTCCGCTCCCGCTTCCCCAAAAGTCTCTCGGCCCCAGCGACCGCGCCAGTTCGCCCAGCTCATTCAAGCTGCCGGGGATGATGCTGCGCGTGCGGTGTTATGGGCCAAGGTTCCGGCCGACTGGCGGGAGTTGGTGCAGTCGCATATCTCGCAAGCCGAAGCTCGCACAGAACAGCACGTTCGTGAACAGGAGAAGTTACGCCCCGCTGTAAGAGCCATCACACCAACCTTCGCCGAATACCGGGCGCCCGTCCATATCCCTGGTGACGCCGTGGTGGCCGAAAATCATCTGGCCGCAATGCGTGCCACTCTTCAATCACCGCGAGTATTCCCATGACTTCTACCGCACCGAAGCGGCGTCCCCGCACACCTCGTATGACCTTTTGGGCGTTGATCACATTGGCCTTGCTGTTCAGCCTGGCTATTGTCGCCCCAACCAAACTGCCTGTTGTCCTCTATAAATGTGGCCTGGTGACGCTGGGCTGTGTGCTGGGTTACTGGCTGGATCGGGCGCTGTTCCCTTATGCCCGGCCGGACATGGTGCCCAATTGCGAGCGTTCCATGGCAGGCATTCGCCGCGCCCTGATCGTGCTGGGCTGCGTCCTCGGCCTGACGTTGGGGCTCTGACATGCGGCGCTCTCGCTCCCTTCTATATATAGCGGCGGCTTGCGTGGGCTTGCTCGTGGTGCTGGCTGCTAGCCCACCAGCCAAGGCCGAAATCCCAGACCAGGCCGACCGCTACCGCCGTGACCTGACCCGCATTGCCCAGGCTGAATGGGGTCTTGACGCCCCGGTGTCCACCTTCGCCGCACAGATCCACCAGGAAAGCCGCTGGAAGTTCGACGCGAGGTCGCCCGTCGGTGCGCAAGGCTTGGGCCAGGTGATGCCCTCGACCGCCACCTGGCTTGCCGGACTGTTCCCCAAGGCCCTCGGCAAGGTCGAACCGTATAACCCAGTTTGGTCCATGCAAGCCCTTGTCAGCTATGACCGCTGGCTGGCGAGCCGCATCCGGGCGCGTGGCCCCTGCGAACAGGCGGCGCTGATCCTTTCTGCCTACAACGGCGGCCTGGGCTGGGTGATCAAAGACCGCAAGTTGGCATCGGCCAAAGGGGCCGATCCGCTGACCTGGTTCGATTCCGTCGAGCAGTTCAACAACGGCCGCTCGGCCGCTGCCTTCAAGGAAAACCGGCAGTACCCGCGCTTGATCCTGTTGCGCTGGGAAGCCCTGTATGTCGCTGATGGCTGGGGCCAAGGAGTCTGCCAATGAAAGGTCTATTTGACCTGGTCAAACCGCTGCTCTGGTACGTGGCCGTCATCGGCGCCGTTGTGTACGGCATCAACTTGAACCGGGAGGACGGCAAAGACGAAGGCTACAGACTGGGTAAGTCCGAGGGAGAAACCGCCGTTGCTGTCTTGCGACAAGAATACGCCGTGGAAAAGCAATTCGCCGCCGATGCAGCCCTGGAGCAATTGCGTGCCGAACAACGCAAAGGCAATCAACTGGCTAGCCAACTTGCTGACAGCAAAGAAACCCTACGCCAGACCACTGACCGACTCACTGGAGACATCGCCCGTGTTACCAAACTCTATCGCCGCGCCCTTAACGCGCAGCCCGAGCCGCTACCTGCTGCTGTTTTCACTGTTGGCTTTGTCCGCGTGTGGAACACCGCCAACGGTATCGCCCCCAATCCCGCAATGCCAACCACGAACGGCTCCGGCCGAACTTCTGCGCCTGCCAGCGGAACCGGAACCGCTGACGACCTCGACTCAGGCGTTACCCAGGAACAACTCCTGACCAACCAGGTACGCAATGGCGAGCTGTATGGAGTCTGCCGGGCACAGCTCAAAGACCTGATCAATTGGACCCGCAATGAAAGCAAGTGACTACGCCAGTGTGCTGGAAGCCCTGCACAACGAAAGCGCTTTAGCGACTCATTTGGCACAGCAAGAAGTTTTGGAAGGCCCTTCGGCCGAGTTCTGTCAGGTGGCTGATTGTGACCTGCCGATCCCGGAAGATCGGCGCCAGGCCATCCCCGGCGTGCAACGTTGCGCGCAGTGCCAAAACCATCGCGAAAGGAGAACGCATTGATGGCGACATTCGAAATGCCGGTGTGGCAGATGATCAGTATTGCCGTGACCATCCTGGGCGCCTTTGCCGGTGTAATGAAAATGCTCCTGGTGCAAATGGAGCGGCGCTTGGATCAACGCTTCGCCATCGTGGACAAGGACAGTGAGCGCTTACGCCAGGTCGAGATCGGTATGGAGCGTCTGCGCGGCGATATGCCTTTGCACTACGTCCGTCGCGAAGACTGGGTACGCAACCAATCCATTATCGAATCCAAGCTAGATGGCCTGGCGCTCAAGTTAGAAAACGTTCAACTCAAAGGACTACGCCCATGAACATCGATCCAGCCAAGGTGCGCCGCGAATCGCTGCGTTGGTACATCATCCTGACCCTGAACACGGCGCGCCCGGTTGATCCCCACGAAGCCCTGGTGTTGTCGGCCATCCAGGGAATCATTCCAGACGTCACTACCCTGGAACTACGGCGCGAACTGGATTACCTGGCCGACCGCAGTTTGGCGACCTTGAAGAAACAGTCTAGCGGCGTATGGATCTGCGGCTTGACCCACTACGGCGTCGACGTGGCCGAGTACACCATCGACTGTAACCCCGGTATTGCCCGCCCAGAAAAATACTGGAGCTGACCCTATGCCCCCGCGTAGCAAAGTCGCCAGTTTGCCTAAGTCGGTAAAAACCTGGTTCGACAAGGCCCTGGTCGAAAACAACTTTAGTGACTATGAAGCCCTGGCCGAAGAACTGGCGACCCGTGGTTTTTCGATCAGCAAGTCAGCGCTACATCGCTATGGTCAGGACTTTGAGTCCAAGCTATCGGCGTTGAAGATGGCAAGCGAGCAGGCGCGTGCCGTAGTGGCGGCTGCACCGGATGAAGAAGGCGCGGTCAACGAAGCGTTGATGCGCCTGGTGCAGGAACACCTGTTCAAGCTGCTGATGACCGACGGTGACCAGATGGACTTGCCCAAGGTCGCAAAGGCGGTGGCCGAGCTTGGCAAGGCATCTGTGGTACAGAAAAAGTGGCAAGCCGAATGGCGCGAAAAGGTCGAGACCGCAGCAGCCCGCGTTGAAAAAATCGCTAAGAAAGGCGGTATGTCTCAGTCGACGGCCGATGAAATCCGGCGAGAGATCCTAGGGATGGCATCGTGAGCCTACCTCTTGTCCTGGACAGCACAGCCAGCCTAGTTGCCCCAGCGGTCCTACTCGACTATCAGAAAGAGTGGATCGGTATCCGCGCCCCTCTCAAGGTCGGCGAGAAGTCCCGGCGTATTGGTCTCACCTGGGCCGAAGCGGCAGACAACGTACTAGTGGCTGCCAGCGAAAAATCAGCGGGCGGTCAAACGGTCTACTACCTGGGCTACAACCAGGACATGACCGTGGAATACATCCAGGCTTGCGCCATGTGGGCGCGGGCGTACAACTACGCCGCCGAGCAAATCGAAGAAGGCATCTGGCCCGACAGTGACCCCGACAAACATATCAAGACCTACACCATTGCTTTTCCCAGCGGCCACCGCATTGTCGCGCTGACCAGCCGACCGTCCAACCTGCGGGGCCGTCAGGGTGTTGTCGTCATCGACGAAGCTGCATTCCATGCCGACCTGGCCGAGCTGCTAAAAGCAGCCATGGCGCTGTTGATTTGGGGCGGTGAGGTCCATGTGATCAGCACCCACGACGGCACGGAAAACCCATTCAACGACCTGGTCAATGAGATCCGGGCGGGCAAGCGCAATGGCGAAGTGTTCCGCTGCACCTTTGGCGAAGCCGTGGCCGATGGTCTGTACAAGCGTGTCTGCTTGCGTAAAGGCATTGAGTACAAGCTTGAAGAAGAACTCGCCTGGGTGCAGGACGTGTATGGCTTCTACGGTGACGCCGCCGATGAAGAGCTTGATTGCGTACCTTCCCAGGGCGGCGGTGCCTTCCTGAGCATGGCCCTGGTCGAGCAGCGTAGTAATCGCGATGTGCCGGTGCTGCGCCTGGCCTACCCGCAGGGCTACGAAACCATCGCCGAACACCTGCGCCTGGCTGAATCCCTGGAGTGGTGCGAAGAACATTTACTCCCGCTGCTGTCAGCCATCCCATTGGACGTTCAGAGCTTCTATGGCATGGACTTCGCCCGCTCCGGCGACCTCTCGGTCATCTGGCCGTTGCTCAAGGAGCAGAACCTGCGCAAACGCACACCCTTTGTGGTTGAGCTGCGTAACGTTCCGTTCAAGCAACAACTCCAGATTAAGTTTTACATCATTCGTCGCTTACCCAACTTCCTCAAAGGCGCCGACGACGCCAGGGGCAACGGCTCGCAATTGTCGGAAGACACCGCCATCGAGTTCGGTTTCAACCGCATTGAACGGGTGATGCTCACCGAAGGCTGGTATCGCGACAACATGCCACCGTTCAAGGCTGCCCTGGAAGACAACACCTTCTACGACATCCCGGCCGACAAGGACGTGGTTAGCGACGTGCGCGCCTTCCGAATGATCAAGGGCGTGGCCCGTATCCCGGAAAAGCGCATCAACGAGAAAGGCGAAAAGTCCGGCCCCAAGCGCCACGGCGACGCCGGTATCGCCGCAGTACTGGCCGACTACGCGTCCCGCCAGGAAGTGGAAATCATCGAGTATCACCGAGTCCAGCCCGCGTCCCAGCATGATCGCGAGATCCAGATCGGCGCCGGTTGGCGCTCCACAAAAGGCATTTGGTAATGGCTGAATCCAAAATCGTCGACCAGTACGGTCGACCGATCCAGTACGACAAACTCACCGAAGAGTTGGCCGCAGCACGCACCACCGGCATACGCCAGGTTTGGCACCAGTCGGTCGCGAGCGGCCTGACGCCTGGTCGACTTGCCGCCATCCTACAGGCGGCTGCCGAGGGCAACGCCCATGACTACCTGACCCTTGCGGAGGAAATGGAAGAACGGGATCTGCATTACGCCTCGGTGTTAGGCACCCGCAAGCTGGCTGTGTCCGGCCTCGCCATTCGTATCGAAGCCGCTAGCGACGATGCCGAAGACGTGCGCCGGGCCGACCAGCTCAAGGAAATAGTCGACTCTCCCGAGTTCGGCGAGCTGCAAGCCGACCTGACCGACGCCATGGGCAAAGGCTATGCCGTCTCCGAAATCATGTGGGACCGCAGTGGCAAGACCTGGAACCCTTCGCGCTTTGAGCCACGGGACCAGCGTTTCTTCCAGTTCGACCGCAATACCGGCCGGGAGCTGCGGCTCCTGGATGAAACCGACATGGTCGATGGCATTCCTTTGGCACCGTACAAGTTCGTTGTGCACCTACCGCGCATCCGTTCGGGCCTACCGATCCGGGGTGGCTTGGCGCGTCTGGCGGCCGTGGGATACATGTGCAAGGCGTGGACCTGGAAGGACTGGATGGGCTTCGCCGATATCTTCGGTATGCCCATGCGCGTAGGTCGCTACGGACCTGGCGCCAGTAAGGACGATATCGCTACGCTCATGTCAGCGGTTGCCAACCTGGGCAGCGACGCGGCGGCGGTGATCCCGGACAGTATGCGTATCGACTTCACCCAGGCGGCCAACGTGACTGGCGCCGGGGACTTCTTCAAGGGCTTGGCCGAATGGTGGGATAAGCAGGTCAGCAAGGCCGTGGTCGGTCAAACCATGTCTACCGACGACGGCTCCAGCCAGGCCCAGGCGACGATCCATAACGAGGTGCGCCTGGACCTGCTGCAAGCGGATGCCAAGGCCGAATCCAATACGCTGAACCGTTATTTTGTGCGCCCCTGGTGCGATCTGAACTTTGCACCTGGTCGCCCATATCCGCGTCTGATCCTCGACGTACCCAAGCCGGAAAACGCCAAGATCCTGATCGAAGCCTTGGAAAAGCTGGTGCCGCTTGGGCTGGAGGTGGAGCAGTCGGTTGTCCGCGACAAGCTCAATATTCCAGCTCCGGCCGCTGGTGCCAAGCTGCTGGGCATTGCTGCGCCCGTTGTTACTCCGGTGTTGGCACAAGCGGCCAACAGAGAGCAGGCGCCCGCGAAACCTGTGGTAGTGCCGGATATCGTGGATAACCAGGTGCGGACGATGGAGCGAACTGTGGGGGTGTACCTGGATGACATGGTCGAGCAGATCAAGGAACTGCTCGACACTGTTCATAGCCTGGAAGAGCTTCGGGATCGACTGATTGAAACCTACCCTGCGATGACCACTAGCCAGTTGGCGGATGCCATTGCTGATGGCCTGGCGGCAGCCAGTCTGGCTGGGCGTGACGATATACTGAGAGGTCTTTAAACCTTTGGAGTCAAAGCAGCTTTCAACAATCCGACAGTTAACGAGTTCTCTGGATCGGTATTTTGCAAAGCTTGCTCAATTCGGCTGTCGAAATCACTGCTATCAAATCCGGGTTGCTGCTTAAGAGCATGAACAATGATAAGTAACGCTAGCGAAATATCACCTGCTGTCTTGCCTGTAGCTTGAACAACAGCTTCTTGGTCTTTTGAATTCATCGTCTCAGTTCCTTTGGATTGTGGAACCCCAATCATCCGTTATGCCCCTTAAACGATCAAGGAACAAAGATGGCTGTCTCACATGGTTCACTGCCGTTTAAAGAGCAGATCGACTACTTCCGTGGCAAGACCAATCTGCCATCCCGCGCTTGGACGGATGTATACACCGCCGAACATGACTATGCCTTTGTCGTTGCCGGTGCAGTGAAACGGGATTTGCTCGCCGATTTGCGTGGCGCAGTCGAGAAGTCCATCGCCAACGGAACAACCCTGGAACAGTTCCGCAATGACTTCGACCAGGTCATCGGCAAACATGGATGGCAGTACCAGGGCGAGCGCGGTTGGCGCACTAATGTCATTTGGGAAACCAACCTGCGCCAGTCCTATAATGCCGGACGTGAAGCACACATGGCGGACCCGGAACTCCGCAAGCGCCGTCCCTATGGCATCTACCGCCACGGCGACAGCGCACACCCGCGCCCAATGCACTTGGCTTGGAACGGCACCACTCTGCCTTTGGATGACCCATGGTGGTCGACCCACACCCCGCAAAATGGTTGGGGCTGTAAGTGCAAGAAGTTCATGGCCTCGGCCAGGGACATCGAGCGCCAGGGCCTGACGATTGGTCCCGCGCCCGCTATTGAGTGGGAAGACCGGGTCGTCGGTAAGAACAGTCCCAATGGTCCGCGTACAGTGCGGGTGCCCAAGGGCATTGACCCCGGCTTTGAATACGCACCAGGTCAGTCGCGCCTGGCTTCAGCCGTACCACCGTTGCGGGCCTACGACCCATTGCCCCAGCCCGTACCAGGTGCCAAATACAGCGCCACGACAGCGGGCCTCCCAAACCGCCGACTACCAGACGCCATGCCGTCGCCCCGGACAGTCCTGGCAAACCGCGTGCTACCCGAAGGGCTAACTGATCAACAGTATCTGGATGAATTCCTCGGCGAGTTCGGCGCAACAGAGTCAGCCCCCGCAGTGTTCAAGGACGTGGTTGGCGATGCCGTGGTGATCGGCCGGGGGATGTTCAGCAACACGCCCACGGGGCCGTTGCTTATCAAGCGTTCCGGCGTTGCGCGGGAGTTGCCTCTCCTGGCCGACACATTGAAAGCCCCCGACGAGGTCTGGGTCCGCCTGGAATGGCTGGAAGGTCAGAGCAAGGCCGTAGTGCGCCGCCGATATCTTCGCCGCTTCAAGAACGAGGACAAGCCAACATCCGCTCTGGCAGTGTTCGAAGTTGGCGACGATGGCTGGGCTGGTGTCAGTTCCTTCGTGCCAGAGGCAGACAGCCCCGAGTACCTGCAACAGCTACGCCTCGGCGTGCAACTTTATCGCCGTCCGGAATAGGAGGAGCTTATGGCCGGTTCAATGCTTGAGGTCGCGATTGATACAGGTCCAGTAGGCAAAGCCCTGGATGAACTGAGCGAGCGACTGGACGATCTGACCACGCCACTAAACGACATTGCCGAATACCTGCACCAGTCTACCAATGACCGCTTTCGCCAGCAGGTCGCTCCTGATGGTTCGCCCTGGGCACCACTTGCACCGTCAACTCTGGCGCGCAAAAAGGGTGGCCGCATTCTGCGTGATAAAGGCACACTCCAGGACACGCTGCGCCATACCGTCAGCAACAATGAATTGTCTTTCGGCACTGACCGGCCATACGGCGCCATCCACCAGTTCGGCGGCAAGGTTGAGCATGCGGCCAGGTCGCAACAGGTCTACTTTCGCCAGGGTAAAGATGGATCGGTAGGCAATCGCTTTGTGAAGAAGAACAAGTCTAACTTTACGCAATGGGTGACCCGTGGCGCGCACGAGTCCGAGATCAAGGCGAGGCCCTACCTTGGGCTGTCATCAGAGGACGATATTGAGATATTGGCGATCATCCAGAACTACCTCCTTGAGCCGCTAACAGAATGACCTCGCAGAATCTCGCAGGCGGACCGAACGCGCCTTAAAGGTACATCCGCTGCTTGCCGGGTGATGCTGGGGCGTTAGACCTGCGTTAGATTTGCTCAGGGCTCGGCAATAAAGCATCCTAGCGGGTAAGGCATGGCGCTTTGCCCAAGGGTCGGAGGCTCGCCCCATTCGCCAGACTGATAATTATCTAGGGAGAGACGAAGATGCCACACTGTTTTGTCATGCAACCTTTCGATGGTGGCGCATTCGATAGCAGATACGAGGACGTTTTCGCTCATGCCATCAATGATGCCGACCTTGAGCCATACCGGGTGGACCGAGATCCGCAGGTAGTCATCCCGATTCAAGATATAGAGAAAGGCATTAAGGACTCGCGCATATGCCTCGCAGATATCAGCCTCGATAACCCCAATGTATGGTTTGAGTTAGGCTACGCGATAGCCCTGAACAAAGAGGTTGTCCTCGTCTGCTCTGATGAACGAACTACACGATTCCCGTTTGATGTCCAACACCGAACGATTATCAGGTATAAAACAGGCGCACCAAGGGATTTTGTATCTCTCAGAGAGAGTATTACTGCAAAGCTGAAAGCGTTACTTGAAAAAGAGGAGTCTATTCACACTGCTGCTAATCCTTCGATTCTTCAGCCGGTCGAAGGCCTGGACCAAATTGAAGTCGTAGTTATGGCTGCAATTGGTGGTAATGCTGACTCTCCAGATGACTTCATAAGTATTGGCATTATAAAAAGCGATATGGAAAAAGCAGGCTTCACAAATATCGCAACTTCAATAGCAATACGCACGTTAATTAAGCGTGGTTTGGTAAACCATAAAGTTGAGGAATCAATGTACGGCGATCATCAAACCTATGGCCTTACAAATGCCGGCTGGGAGTGGATGCTAGAAAATAAAAGATTTTTCGTGCTCAAACAAACACCGGTATCGCCACCAACGCCACCAAGTTGGGACGACCCGATTCCCTTCTAACCCTAACGACAACGCGCTCAGATAAACCTTAAACCCCGCTGATACTCCCTCATCCCGCCAGTCCTCACACACTGGCGGCATGAAAACTCAACTCGCACTCAACACCGACCTTTCCGCCACCGTCTCTGACGGTAAGGCCCCGGAGTGGGTCGAACTAATTCCCCCTGGTCCCAACGTCACTGGCCGCGATGGTCGGCAATGGCTGTTCGACGAACAAGCCGGGACGCTGGTCCAGTCCAGCTTCCTTGGTCGCGCTATCGACCTGCCCATTGATTGGGAACATGCCACCCAGCACCGCGCCAGCAAGGGCGAGTCCGCCCCGGCTGCGGGCTGGATCAAGCAATTGGAACTACGCAACGGTGCGCTTTGGGGCCTGGTTGACTGGACCCCTCGGGCCTCCGAGCAGGTAATCAATCGCGAATACCGCTTCCTTTCCCCTGTCTTCGACTTCGACCCAGATACCACCCGTATCGCTCGCCTGGTCAGCGCGGGCCTGACGAATAAACCCAACTTCCTGCTGACCGCCCTTAATCAAGAAAACACGGAGGTCACGCCTGTGACGCTTTCACCTGCGCTTCTGACTGCACTCGGCTTGCCTGCAACGGCAACCGAAGAACAGGCCCTTGCGGCCACCGCTCAACTCAAAGCAACCGCGCAAGCGACAAACACCGAGAAGCCCAACCTTGAGCAGTTCATGCCTCGGGCTGACTACGACAGCGTTTTGCAACGTGCCACCAATGCCGAGCAAGCCCTGGCCGAGCAGAAGAAAACCGAACACAACAAGCAAGTCGATGCGTTGATCACCTCGGCCACACAGGCCGGGAAGATCACCCCAGCAACAGTCGATTACCACCGCGCTGCCTGCCAGGACGAAACCGGCCTAGCGCGCTTCAAGGCGTTCGTCGATGCGGCGCCGGTCGTTGCTCCGCCCTCCAACCTGGACGAGCGAAAAGCCGACAAAACCGCCACCGCGCTCAACGCCGAAGAGCAACACGTCGCAAAGCTGCTGGACATGAGCGAAGCGGACTTCATCAAGGGCAAGGCGTAATTCCCTCTATATAAAGGAAGCGATTCATGATCATTACTTCTGGCACCTTGACCGCGTTGTTCACCGCGTACCGGGCCGAGTTCCAAAATGCCCAGGCAGCCACGCCGACCGATTGGGCGCGCATTGCCACGACCGTGCCTTCGACGTCGGCCAGCAACACCTATGGCTGGCTGGGCCAGTTCCCGAACTTCCGCGAGTGGATCGGCGACCGTGTTCTCAAGAACATGGCGGCGCACAGCTATTCGATCACCAACAAGAAGTACGAGTCGTCCGTGGGTGTGCCGCGTGACGCCATCGAAGATGACCAGATCGGCGTCTATAAGCCGTTGTTTGCCGAGATGGGCCGGGCGTCCACTGCGCATCCGGACGAGTTGGTGTTCAGTCTGCTGAAAGCTGGCTTGACCACGCTGTGCTATGACGGCCAGAACTTCTTCGACACCGACCACCCGGTCTACCCGAACACCGACGGCACTGGCACGGCAATCTCCGTCAGCAACTATCAGGACGGTGAAGGGCCAGCCTGGTATCTGCTCGATGTCAGCCGGGCGATCAAACCGATCATCTTCCAACTGCGCCGCAAGTACGACCTCAAAGCGATGACCAGCATGGACGACGAAAACGTCTTCATGCGCGATGAATACCGCTATGGCGTCGATGCCCGTGCGAACGTCGGTTTCGGTTTCTGGCAGTTTGCGTTCTGCTCGAAAGCACCCCTTAACGCCGAAAACTATGCCGCAGCGCGTGCAGCCATGAAGGGGTTCCATGCTGATGGCGGTCGCCCGCTCGGCGTTAACCCTGGCCTGTTGGTGGTGCCATCCCCGCTGGAAGGCGCTGCGCGCAAGCTCCTGGTCAAGGATGCCAACAGCGGCAACGAATGGGCAGGCACCGCCGAAATCCTGGCGCCGAGCTGGCTGGGATAAGGGGGCGTTATGACCATCGTTATCACCTCAAAGCGCGACGGCTTCCGTCGTTGCGGGATTGCCCACCCTGGCAAGCCGACTTTTTACCCGGACGACTTCTTCACGGATGAACAACTTGAGGCGCTTGGGAAAGAGCCTCAATTGATCCTCGCCTATGCGGGGGAAGCATTCGACCAGGTAAAGGACGTGCTCGATGACACCGCCTCGCAAACCGCGTCACCGGAAACGCCCGATGCCATTCCAGGCGCCCAGCCGCAAGCGCCTGAAACAGTCGTTACGCCAATGGTTGCTCCTATGGTCATCGTCGGACCCGCCGACCAAACCAACAGCGAACCTGGACCTGACTTTGTGGGACCAGCCCTGGATCTTTCCGAGAGTGATATCGGCCCTGTGACGGACCAAGACAACACCGTGCCGCCTGCACTGCCGACTCCCGCTCCCGTGGATAAGCCTGCGAAACCCCGCACTACCAAGGCAAAGGAAGCCGGTAAATGAACCTTTCGCTGCCGTCCGCCAGCCAGCTCCTGATCCGATTTGGCGCCCGCGATATCACAGAAGTGGCCGTCCCGGACACCGAGCGTGTTATCGAGCCTGCGCTGGTCGTGGCGGCTGCCGATGGTTCGCCCCTGGACGATTGGCCGCCCGAGGATATCGCCATTGCCGTTGCGACCTTGGTCAGGATCGCCGATGCCGTCAAACGGGCGCGTAGTGAGGTCTCGTTTTACCTGCGGTTTCGTGCGGCAGGCGAGGACGCGCCTGCTTGGGTCACGGATGACCTGGCCGAGATCGCTCGTTATCACCTGTACGACGACGCGGGCAAGGAGGATTCGACCGTGCGGGTGCTTTACAAGGACGTGATCAAGCGCCTGGAGACGCTTGCCAGGGAAGACAAGGAGCGTGGTGCATCGGACGGCGGGCAGTCTGGTTTTCAGATCAGCCACCAGCCTCGGCTGATGAGCCGCAATACCTTGAGGGACTTGTAATGGTGGGCGAGCTGGAAGATCTGATCGAGGCGCGGCTCAACGAGTTGAAAGCCCGACTGCCGCGTTTGGTGGTGGAAAGTTACGGCGGCGAACTGAGCGACCCAGACCTTTTGCCTGGCTTGCTCAAGCGCTGCCCGGCAATTTTGGTGATGGTGCCAAAGGCCGTATTCAACCGTAAATCTAACAGCCGTTACGTGGTGTCGATCACCTTCCGCCTGATCATCGCAGCCCGTCACCCACGGGGTGAAAAGGCAACCCGGCGCGGGACTTCGGATAAGGACGTTGGCAGCTACGCACTGTGGGAAGCCTGTATGCACCAGCTCGTCGACTGGCAACCCTGGACGGAACGTGCGGCGATCAAGCCAACCGAGCTTTCCAACCTGGTCAACGGCAAGTTCTCCAGTGACCACCTTTCTGTCCTGGGGCAGTCATTCAACATCGAACTGGATTGGGAAAAACCTATAGAGGCATTGCCCGACTTCCTGGGCATCACCATGGATTACCACACCCCATCGGATAACCCCAACCCGGTGGCAACCGACAACATCGAATTGAGGGACGTGTAATGCACGTTAAAGCTGCACCTGGTCATCGGGTGCCCACGGAAAACGATCCGTACACGTACATCGAAGGGGCCGAGGCAGTCGATGTGCCGGACACCTCTTACTACCGGCGCCGTGTGGCGGCGCAGGAGCTGCTGACCGTGAAGAAACCGCGTGCCAGTGCCAAACAACCCGCACAGGAATCCACTGAATGAGCATCGAATTCGACACGATCCCGGCTTCTATCCGTAAGCCTGGCGTTTACATGGAGTTCAACACCAGTCTGGCACAACGGAATCTGCCGACAAACAAGCAAAGCGTGTGCTTCATCGTTCCTCTGGGCGAAGGGGCAACCTTGGAGGCCAACGTGCCGACGCCGTTCTACAGCGCGCCGGAGGCTAAAGCCCTGTTCGGCGGCACCATCGCTGGAGAAATGGCCGACGCCTTTATCACGGCTTATCGCTACGCCGCCGTCTCGGCCGTGGGCGTGGTCGTTGAGGGTGATGCAGAGCCGGACATCAAGGCCGCACTGGATGCGACCGCGCTGGGCGGATTTACCATCCTGGTCCCGGCCTGGAACAGCACAACGGCACTGACCGCGTTGCGCGAACACATCAAGGTCTACACCAACTCGATGGAGCAGCAAGGCATTATCGGCGTTGCTGCTTTGACCAGTACGCTGTCCGCTGCCACCACCCTGGCTACATCGCTGAACTCCGGCGCGATCAGTCTGGCCGTGTTGCCAGGCACCGCATCAAAAGCACACCAGGTGTCCGCTGCCTATGCCGCGATGATCGCCTCAGAAGAAGATCCGGCGCGGCCGCTGAACACCCTGGTACTGGCCGGGATCAAAGTGCCGCCCATCACCCAGCGCCTTGGACGCACCGAGCAGGAAACCGCTCTGGCGAACGGTGTCACGCCACTAGAAGTTGCGGCCGGTGACGTTATCCAGATCGTCCGCGCCGTGACCACGTACACCAAGTCTGCGGCGGGCGCCACGGACGTGTCGCTGCTGGATCTGACCACCATCCGCACCCTGTATTACATCCGTATGGCGTGCCGCGACCGCATTCGCCTGCGCTTCCCACGCTCCAAGCTTTCAAAGAAAACCCCGGAAGCGGTACGCGGTGAGCTGCTGGACGTGCTGCTCAAGGCGCAGGAGCTGGAGATCGTCGAAGAGGTCGAGGCCAACGCGGCCGGGCTTGTGGTCGAGCGTTCGGCCCAGGACGTAAACCGTCTCAATGCAACCATTCCCGTCGATGTCGTCAACGGCCTGCACGTGTTCGCCGGTCGCATTGACCTGCTCTTGTAAGAGGTGATTTTAGATGGCTGATAACTACGTAGGGCAGATCGTTCTGGAGATCAACGGCACGGACTATGAGGTGACTAGCGTTGAGCCGAGCCTCAAGACTGGGCGCAAAGTGGTCAAGACGATGAACCGCACCGGCCGACCTACCGGCACAGCAAAAGGTATTGAAGAGCACGAGCTGAAAATCTCGGTGGTCATTCCTAAAAGCGGCGAACCGGAGTGGCGTGCATTGATGGATGCCAAGTTGACAATCTATGCCCAGGACGGCGGAGGTAAGCGTGAAACCTGGACGGGTTGCTCCCTGATCGAACTGGGCAGCAAGTACCAGCTTGAAGGTGAAGCCACGCGTGACCTAACCATTGCAGCTCTCAACTACTACACGGAATAACACGATGACCGAACAATCAAGCAAACGCTGGGAAGGATTGAGCATTACCCGCGAACTCAAAATGGGCGTCTATTACTCCGGTTTGCGCCACAAGACCTTTACCTTGCGCGTTCCTGTTGCTGGCGACCTAGTCGCGGCTCAGGAATTGCACCCTGGCGGACCATTCCAGCTAGTCACCTTGGAGGTCTATCGCCGCCAGTTGCTGTCATTGGGCGAAATCCCTAATGAGGCACTGACAACTGATCTGCTCCTGAACGAATTGACTGAAACTGATCTGGCAATCATTGCCGACGCCGACGCGGAGCTTGAAAAAAAGCTCGCGCCGCCGAGCGCGGCAACGCCGACTGGCGACGAATCGAACACGCCTTCGTCCGTCACGGATACCGACTAGAAGAGGTGCAGCGTATGACCAGGGCCGAGATCGATGCACGTATTGATCTCATCATCGGCAAGGTCAAAGGCACCCGCTACGTCAGTCAGCGCCAGCGCAAGGCGCTACCCAAACCCAGGTAACAGGCTCGACACCGGGCCTTTCCTGTTCCTATAAGAACATGTCCGGGAGTACCCCATGAGTTCCGATCTGCGCGTTGCGCTTCGTTTTCAGGCCCATGCGGGCAACAGTCGTCGGGAGATCGAGCAGATCAACCGAGACCTGCGCAAGGCCGGTAAGGAAGGCGCCAAGTCACTAGCCGATGAAAGTTGGAAGGCGTCCTCGGCCATCACCAAGGTCGGCCAGGTCGGCGCCAACAGCTATAAAACCATCCGTAGCGCCATGCGTGAAACCGCGAAGGCAGGCTCCGGTACGCGTATCGAGGTCACTAAGACTTCTGCCGAACTCAAAGAGATGGCCACCGCCGCTCGCAAGGCTGCACGGGATGCCAAAACCGAGCTGATCAGTGCCGATAGACAAGGTGTGCAGCCACTGCGTCAGAGCGTGGACAGGACCGAAACGTCCTTCCGGCGCATGGCTCAAAACAGCGGTCGCAGCCTGCGCACGTTGAAAACCATCGCCATGGGTGTGCGTCAGGAGTTTGATCGCATCAAGGGACTGGGCGGCAGTATGCAGGGTCAATTGGCGGGGCTTGGAGTCGGTATCGGTGTTGTTTCGGGTGTGACTGGCAGTGCGCGACTGGATCGGCAGCTAATCCGAACTCAACAAACCGCAGGCATGAGCGGTGAGCAGCGCGAAGAATGGCGTGATGATCAATGGCGCCTTGCCAAAACCTATGGCATCGAACACGAACAAGTTCAGAGCGGTTTTGACACCTTGGTCGCAAGCGGCCTTTCCTACGACAAAGCGAAGATAAGTACCGAGGCTATTGCTCAGTCAACGGCGGTCACAGGTGCCGACTCCGGGATATTGGCGAAAGCTCTGGTTACCGGTGCCAGCGCGTTTGACATCGACTTGGCAAAACCAGAAGCGGCGTTAGACCTGTTGCAAAAAATGGTTGTTGCCGGGCGACTCGGTAATGCTGAACTGGAAAACCTTTCAAGCATCTTCCCTAAAGTGGGGGCAGACTCAAAGAAAGCCGGGATGAGCTTGGCTCAGTCACTTTCATTTGTTGAAACCCTGTCTTTGATTGAGCTGGAACCTGATCGATTGGGGACACTTGCTCAGTCTACTTTGCGAGCATTCACCAACAACACTTACCGGGAGAATGTCACCAAAACAACGGGCGTAGACTTCTTCGGAAAACAAGGGGAAACCCGTAATACGCAAGATGTTTTCTTGGATCTTAAAAGGAAATACGGCGCCCTTAAAACTGACCGGGATCGGGCAAAGTTCATGGGAGTGGTTTTCGGGAAGATGGACCAGGACACCCAAAAAGGTGTTAACGCCTTCATGACAGGCAATCGACTGGAGCAGTTCGCATCAAGTACCGGCGATATCAACAATGCAAAAGGAGTTATTGAAAAAGACCTGGCCGACAACCTCAGTAGCTCAACTGCCGTTGGCTCTCGAATGAAAGCGACTCTCGGCCAAGCCATTGATCGAATGGCGCGACCTCTCAACAAGGGCTTTGCGGACCTTGGCAGCTATCTGCTGGATGACCTGAATTTATCCGGCGAGCAAATGCTCGCTGGTGGTGCTGCGCTCGGTGTCGGCGGCTATTACGCCGGGCGCGGTGCCAAAGCTGGCGCGGGCGCTTTGCTCAACAAATTCATGGGCGGTCCTGAAACACTGAAAGGCATTGCCGTGGGCAAGGTACTGGAGGAAGCCACGGGCGTTACATCAGTGTTTGTTACCAACTGGCCTGCGGGTGCTGCTCTTGGCGCTGCTGGTGGGCCAGACCTGCCGAACGGCTCAAGCTCCAGCAAGGGCAAGGGAAAGCCCGGCGGTTTTATCACACCATGGCTGGCTCCCATGGCTTTGGGAGCAACTGCCACCCAGATCGGCGGGGCAAGTGCGACGGCCACGGACGAAGGTCGTTTGGATGCAGCCCAGCGCAGCAAGCTGCTCAACGATGACCAGCGCACATATCAAACTTCGTTCTACCGCAACCGTATGGCCCTGGCCGACAAGAATCCAGACCAGTCATCGGAATGGCTGTCCTCGGAAGCGCAGCGCCTGGCGCACCATGAAACCGGCCTGACCGCTGCGGGCTTGCCCGTCAACGATGCGAACACCTGGGCGCAAGGTATCGCCAATCGTGCCCTAGCTGCGGGTGCCGACACCTTTACCGCACAGCGACGCTTGCGGGACATGATGTCGCAATCTGGCACGGCCCAGCCGTCGACCTGGTTAGCTTCCCAGGCGCAGCGCCTGGCTAATCCACTATCGGCGGGCACCACGCCGGGCTTTCCTGGAATTGCCGGCAACGTCCCGGCACCTGGTGCAACCGGTGCCAATCCTGCCGCGCAAGCCGCCGAGGATCGCCTCCGTTCATTACTCGCCCAGCCCCTGGTTATCGAAGTGCGTACCGACTCGCGCATGATCCAGGCCGAGGTAGAGCGCAGAACTGACATTCAAATGAGGCGCGGCGGATGAGCTGGGCAGAGAACCTACTGGACGCCTCTTTCCGTGGCGTCCCGCTCCTGGTCGAAAGCGAAAGCCTGCAATGGCAGCGCTCTTTATCTGAACATGGAACGCCATTCAAGGATGGCGACCGGGTCAAAGACCTGGGCCGTGGAGCCCGGCGCATTCCCATGCAAGTGGTGGTGTTCGGGGTCAACTATGAGATCGAACTCCAGAACATCCTGCGCACCCTGAACACGCCAGGTACAGGCGAACTGATCCACCCGATCTACGGCAGCATGAACGTCGTCAGCAGTACCGGCGAGGTCAAGCACAGCGCCGAGCGGCCGGACTATGCCGAAATCAGCATTGTGTTCGTTGAGGGCACGCCCGACGCGCCTTTCTTTGAGCGCCAGTTTGAGTTCGTCGATATCGGCGTATTGGGGCTGGAGGATGAATACACCTGGCAGGACGGCATCTTTGACCTGTTCGGCCGCATTGACTCCCTGGTCGGCGAGATCCAATCGTGGATCGGCGGGGGCTGGGTCGGCCTGATCGAAAAAGCCCTGGGCTTACCTGGAATTGGCCTGCGGCTGCAACAACTGCGCTCGCAAATCTTGGGTGTGGTGTCCGGTGTTGGGTCGATGGCTAAACGACCGTCCGGGGCGTTTGATCCTCTGGTCGACCTGATGCGCACGCCCTCGGAGATCCGGGGCGCGATCCAGGGCAGTACGCCCAGCTCGTCGACGGCGCTGCTCGCTCGTACTGGCGTGCCCCCAGCCGTGCCAGGCAATGCGAGCCTGACGGCAGATGCTGCGCGTGCAGGCGCGGGCTTTCTGATCGGTGCGCGCCAGGGTGTGGCACCTACTGTCGGCCCACTGATCGAGGGCGGGCCGACTATTCCAGGAAACGTCCTGGTGCTGCTGCCCGATGGAATGCCAGACGATCCGGTGATCGCTAACGGCTTCGCTCTGGTTGTCCTGGTCATCACCGAACTGGCGCTGGCCCACGCCCAGGCGGTGGCGACTGTCATCGAGGACGAAGCCGACACACCGACCTTGAGTCCGTTGGAATTGGAGGGCCTGGTTAACTTGGTGCGCTCCCTGGTGCAGTCATCCATCCTTCTGCAACGTCACCTCTATGATGTGGAGACCGCACTGCCGATCATTGAGGCTTTACGCAACGTCGCCGCATTGATCCAGGCCCGCGCCCGGCAGGTCATTTTGCAAAGCCCACCAATGCTGGAGCGCGTGGTTGAAACCCCGGCGAGCCTACGTCTTTTGGCCCACCGCTGGTATGGCGACCATACCCGCGCTGTCGAGCTGATCCGCCTGAATCCCGACCTGAAAACCCCGCATAACATTCAGGCCGGTGAGGTGCTGCGTGCCTACGCCAAGTAACGTCCTGGACGAATCCATACGCCTGTCCATTGGTGGCCTGGCGCATGAAGAATGGGACGGCTGGTCAGTTGAGTCTGACCTGCTGACCGCTGCTGACGGTTTCGAGCTGGAGCTGTACACCAAGGACGCCACCCGCTTGCCCAGTGTGTTGGCCGAGGGCGCACCTTGCTCGCTGACGTTGGGCAAAGATCGCGTATTGACGGGCCAGGTCGACGAGTTCGAACACGATATCTCCCGTCAGGGCATCTCCATGCGAATTACCGGCCGGGACCGTGCAGCACCCCTGGTCGACTGTTCCGCGCCGTTTGTTTCGATGCGCGAGGCCACGTTGGCGCAGATCCTGGACCAGGTCGTAAAGCCTCTGGGCATCACTCAGATCGAGATCCGCGCCGCCCAGGCCAAGACCAGGCGCCGCGTGCAGATTGAACCAGGACAAAGTGCGTGGGAGGCTTTGCTCCAGGTCGCCGAGGCCAACGGCTTGTGGCCGTGGGTCGAGCCTGATGGACGACTGATCATTGGCGGACCGGACTACAACGCCGCGCCAGTTGGTACGCTGATCATGCGGGAAGACGGCGTCGGCAATAACGTGCAGCGCCTCAGCGTGCGGCGTTCTATCGCCAACCGATACAGCCAGATCACCGTCCTGGGGCAACACGGCCAGTATGACAATGACGGCCTGGACACCAAGCGCGCGCACCTGCGTTCGGTCATCCAGGACGAAACCCTGGCCCGTCGTGGGATCTTCCGGCCGAAGGTGATTATCGACAGCTCCAGCGAGAACCAGGACATGGCTACCACCCGTGCGCGCAAGCTGCTGGCCGATAGTCGCCTGGAGGGTTTCGAGATCCGCGCCGTGGTGATGGGCCACCGGGCGGATAACGGTCAGGTGTGGAATCCCGGCCAGCGCGTCATTGTGCGTAGCGAACCCCATGGGCTGGACGCGACTTACTTCCTGATGTCCCGCACCTTGCGCATGACTCGCGCAGAAGGAGCTATCACCGAGCTGCGGTTGCGTGAAGACAAAATGTGGGTGCTGGACAGCAATCCCGTCAAAAAGCGCAAGGGCAAGGGCAAAAAAGCCAACCCCGACGCGGCGTTTATCGAAATGATCAAGGGGCTCTAAATGAGCAATATGGCGCGCCTAGTGCGCGATCAGATCAATCGGGTGATGAGCAACGTTCGTCAAGCGTTTCGGGGCACGGCGGCACGCAATACTCATGGCACATTGATTGGCATTGAAATGGAAGGACTTGCAGGCGAGTCGGTTTCCGGTGAGCTGATGCAGCACTACGGGTTTAGTTCGGGGCCGTTGCCTGGCGCTGAATTTCTCGCGATCCCTGTGGGCGGTAACAGCAAGCATACGGTCGTCGTAGCCAGCGAGGATGGGCGTTATCGGGTCGTGGTCAAGGATGGTGAGGTGGCGTTGTATACCGATGAAGGCGACTACATCCACATGAAGCGCGGCCGATTGATCGAAATCGAAACCGACACGCTGGTAGTCAAGGCAAAGACCAAAGTGCGCTTTGAGACTCCGTTGATTGAACAGACTGGCGACATAAAGGCAGACGGAGAAATCACCGACCATACGCGGAGTATGCAGGACGACAGGGAGCTGTATAACGCACACGGCCACCCAAATGGACCGCCACCAGATCCGCCCCAGTAAACATTAAGCCAATCTAATATGGACAGTCTTAAACCCCGCTGATACTCAGCCGGGCGAGCCTGCGCGTCAGTATGCCAACCTATGGACGCAGGCATAAACCCAACCACTGGCGACTTGACGGGCCAGCGTATCAATACGCTGGGCAACGCCGTTTACATCCGCCTCATGACACCCCTCGGCACCTGGTGGAAAGACACCACCGTGGGCTCCCGCCTGCATGAGCTGAAACGCTCCAAAGACCTGCAACGGGTGGGCAAACTCGCCAAGCAATACGCCGAGCAGGCGCTCCAGCCGCTGCTCGATGACGGCCGCGCCCAAGACATCACCATCACCGTTGAGCAGCCCCACAACGGCTGGCTCAATCTGCAAATCGACATCACCGACGCCACCGGCAATCCGCAGGTGTTTCGCCAACCTGTAAGGGTGAACTGACATGGCCTATACCGGTCGATCCCTGGACGCCATTCTGCGGGACATCCTGCGTGATATTCGCAACCTCCAAGCCGAGGCCGATATCGGCCCGGACAGTGACAACTACATCCGGTCTGCCGCTGTGGCATCGGCTATCGAGGGCCTGTATCAGAAATTGGCCTGGCTCTATCGACAGATATTCGCGGACACGGCCGACGAAGAGGAACTGCTGCACACTGCCGGGCTTCGTGGTGTTGTGCTCAAAGCTCCTGTAGCCGCCACCGGGACAGCGGCCTTGAAAGGTACACCGGGTGTTGAGCTGTTGCTCGGAGCCACCTTGAAGCATGTCATCACTGGCGAGCTGTTTACGGCCAAGGCTAGCGCGAAGATTGGCACCGAGAGCACCGCCTCAGTTCTGGTCGAAGCTCAGACAGTCGGTGTAGCACTCAACGACCTTACGGGTGCCTTAATCATCACCAGTCCCCCCCTGGGCATGGATGCAAATGCCATGTTCATCGGCAAGACCACGGGCGGTGAGGACCAGGAGAAAATCGAATCCCTGCGTGCCCGCTATCTGGACCTAATTCGAACCCCTCCTGCTGGAGGTACCGAGCCCGACTACCGCCGTTGGGCGCTGGAGGTCGAAGGTGTTGCCGATGCCAAGGTCATCCCCAAGCGCCGTGGTGGCGGAACGGTCGATGTCGTCATCACTGCCAGTACCGGTACGCCTTCCGCCGAAGTAATTGCGGCCTGCCTGGCACATATCCAAAGCCTGTGTTCAGTCATCGTCGATGTGTGGGTCTACGCGCCGACGATTCGCACCGTCGACGCCACTGCAAAGATTGAACTGGCCCCCGACTTCACCATGGCCGACGTGCAGGCTGCTGCGCAGAAGGCTTACAACGTCCTTTTAGGTGCTTTAAAGCCTGGCGAAACCCTCAAACGATCACAGATTGAAGCAATGATCAACAACTTGGCGGGCGTCCTGGATCGGGCCGTTACAACTCCAGCCAGCAACGTCAGTGCATCCGATGACCCCAAGGTCATTGGCTGGATTCGCCCTGGCACTATCACGCTGGGGCTTTTGTAGTGACCTCGCTCGCTGATCAACTCCGGCTGCTACTGCCACCCGTTTCCTATGATGGATCAGCGCCATATCTATCGGCCACCATTGAGGCAGAGGCCAACGCTCTGGATTTGGCTGACGTTCTATCGAAGATGGTTTACAGCACCATTTTCCCTGATAGCGGTGAGGGTCTAACCGACTGGGAGCGTGTGCTTGCCTTACCTGATCCGTGCTTAGTGGGTGCAGAGCAATCAGTCGGCCAGCGTGTACAGGCGGTTGTTAGCAAGCTGCAAGCTCGGGCAGGACAGAGCAAACCCTTTTTCATCGCGTTAGCCAAGTCACTGGGCTACGACATCACCATCACCACGTTTCGACCTGCCCGTGCAGGGATTGCCCGCGCTGGCGACCCAATTAACGGCGGCGACTGGAACTTCACTTGGCGCGTCAACGGCCCTGCTGTGACGACAAGCCATGCTCGTGCAGGTGCCTCTGGCGCTGGCGACCCACTAACCACATGGGGCAATCGAGCCCTTGAATGTCGGCTGGGGCAGATGAAGCCCGCAGAGTCCATCTTGCTTTTTGGTTACGGAGAAAACTAATGCAAAAAATCGGCTATAGCACCAGCACAGCGAATGCGGATGGCGAGTATACCGAGGGTAACCCTGCGGCGGGTGTCGACGCCACTTTGATAAAAGCTGCCTGGCTTAATAGCCTTCAGCGCGAAGTGGTGAACGTTATCGAGGGCGCTGGTTTTGAGCTTGATCCAAACGACTATTCACAACTGTTGAAAGCGGTCGCGAAGGTTGCAGACCTCGGGTTTACTCCTGTCCAACAGGGCGGCGGGATCGGGCAAAGCAATAATAAGATCTATATCGGTTGGGATTCTGCTCGGTTAAAAGCAACTGTAGACGACTTGGACCTAGGGCCGTTGGTAACCGATAAAGTCCTGGCGTTGATGACTACCGTGAGTACCTCTGATGCCACGCCTGGAAAGTTTTTGCGCGTTGGTGATTTTGGCGTCGGAGCAACCAACAATGCCCCTGCTGTAACAAATGCAAATACGTTACCGGCTGGGGGGTTGTATCGTGTTGGTGGCTCATGGACAGGTTCTGTCTATGCGGGGGCCGATGGCCGCAATCAGGGCACGCTGATACACGTTGTCGCGTTTACTGACGGGAGTTATGCCACGCAGCAGTTCCAGTCGATGAATACCAACGAAGTATGGACTCGCTACAAGGCTGCGGGAAGCTGGTCGACCTGGGTTAGGGCATGGAACAGCGAGAATCTGACTCAATCTACGGAGGCGTTCGCTGGGGTTTCGAAGGTCGCGACCGTTGAGCAGGTCACGACGGGCTTAGATGATTCGACCTTTCTTACGCCATTGAAGCTTGCTCAGGCGGCCACAACCAGCACAACAGACTCGACCCCTAAGAAGTTCTTGAGGGTCGGTGATTTTGGTGTTGGGGCAACGACTAATGCTCCGCTTGTTACCAACGGCAATACGTTGTCGGCGGGTGGGATGTACCGGGTTGGTAGCTCATGGGCAGGCTCTGTCTACGCGGGGGCTGATGGCCGCAATCAGGGCACGCTGATACACATTGTCGCGTTTACCGATGGGAGTTATGCCACGCAGCAGTTCCAGTCGATGAACGCCAACGAAGTATGGACTCGCTACAAGGCTGCGGGAAACTGGTCGACCTGGGTTAGAGCATGGAATAGCGAGAACCTGACTCAGTCTACGGAGGCGTTCGCTGGCGTTTCGAAGGTCGCGACCGTTGAGCAGGTCACGACGGGCTTAGATGACTCGACCTTTCTTACGCCATTGAAGCTTGCTCAGGCGGCCACAACCAGCACAACAGACTCGACCCCTAAGAAGTTCTTGAGGGTCGGAGATTTCGGCATTGGGGCCACCAATAACGCTCCCGTTGTTACAAACGCCAACGCCCTGTCGGCAGGCGGTATGTACCGTGTAGGCAGCGCTTGGACGGGATCAATTTATACAGGTGCTGATGGACGTAACCAGGGAACGCTGACACATATCATTGCCTTCCCCGACGGAAGCTATGCGACGCAACAATTTCAGTCAATGAACACCAACGAAGTGTGGAGTCGCTATAAGGCGGCGGGTAACTGGTCGGTCTGGGTGAGAGGATGGAACAGTGAAAACCTTGCAGTAGCCACAGAAGGTACTGCTGGCCTTGCGAGGAAAGCCACGATATCCGAGGTGACGGGTGGGGTGGATGATGCAGCGTACATAACACCGAAGAAGAATCGGCTTGGCTTCTATTTTTTGAATGCCCAAACAGGCTGTCTTTTCCTGCCTACGTGGCTGGGCGGTTGGGCCTTTCAGTGGGGGGTGTTTTCTATCGGTACGCCAGGCGGTGCTTCGCAAGCTGTTTCATTCGCAACACCGTTCCCGTCGCAGATATTTGGCGCGTGGACAAGCGTTGACGCGGCAGCTACTGACCAAATTGGCACATCGAATCGCACCCTGTCGGGCCTCACCGTAAATAAAGGAACAGCAGATGGTGTAGCCCGTAGCGGTTTTTGGTTTGCAATAGGAGCATAAGAGATGGGCGACAAATATTACGCAACGTTCAATGCCGATGGATCGTTGAGCCAAAGACTGGTAGCTAGCATTCATTCGATCCCAAAAACGGCTGTGCCTGTTGATGACGGCTTGTGGATGAGAATGACGCAGGAGTCAGATGGCCTGTGGGTTCTTGGAAAAGACAAGGTGATCAAGAAAGAGCCTTTCCCCGAAGCTACCCCAGACTTTTTGGAGATGATCGCTAAAGCACGTTATGACAGGGAAACAGCCGGAATCCTGGTTGGCGGTGCAGCTATTGATACGGATCGGGAAAGCCAGTCGCTAATCACCAGCTCAGCAGTGCATGCGATGATGGACCCAAATTGTTCTTTTAGTTGGAAAACAAAGACAGGATTCGTTGAGCTGTCCGCGACAGACATGCTGAGGGTCGCGTCTGATGTAATGGCGCACGTGCAGGCTTGCTTTGACCGTGAGAAAGCGCTCTTACTTGCACTTTCAAAGGGGGAGTTAACCGAGGCGATGCTAGCCGATGGTTGGCCGGTCTCAGGCGATGCCAAATAA